TTCGATGTTCGGAAAATCTGCCGTCCATGATAAAAAATTCGAGTTTTTATTGGAAGCACTGGCTTCCGTTGCTTAAAACATTAACAAAAATGCGAAAGTTTACAGTGATCATCTTCGGTATATTCGAAAACATAGCAACTCTATTCGTTCATTAATTCTGCGGTATTCGCAGTATTGTGGAAAGTTTTTACCAGTCACATTCAATAACACAGGACATCTGGAGGAATGAATGGATAAACCCATCAAAATCACCGCATTAACGCCGGAGGAACTGTCCGTTTTGTTAAGCCGGGCAAGCCGTCGTCCTATATCCGGACAAGACGTACTGGCTATCGCCAGAACCGCCGGTATTGTCGCCGACAACGGCACCATCAACCTGCTGGCGTTTACGGCCTTTTTGGCCAAGGAGGTTACGGTTGGCGAACATTAATCCCACCCAGGTCAAGCCGGCCGATTTAATCCGTCTCTTGAATTCGGCCGGATTTGGATCGGTTCTGTCCGACAGCACGCTGCGGCGTCATCGCAACGCGGCGGGCTATGCCATCGGCGACGGCAAGTCAGTGGATTTGCTGCGCTATGCGGCGTGGCTGATGCAGCGGTACCTGCAGCCGGCAGCGCCGACCCAATCGTATGAAGAACGCAAAGAGCATCAGCGCCGCCGCGCCGCTGAATTGGCGCGTGCCGGCCAGGACATCGGCTCGATTCCGCCGGTGGTCAACCCGGAACGCCGTCAGCAGGCGACCGAGAGCTTTCGGTTCTTCTGCGAGCGGTATTTCCCCGATGTGTTCTATCTGCCGTGGTCGGACGACCACCTGAAGGTCATTGACAAGATTGAGCAGGCGGTCTTACAGGGCGGCTTATTTGCCTTGGCCATGCCCAGGGGGTCTGGTAAGACGGTTTGTATGCAAATGGCCTGTCTGTGGTCGGCGCTGATTGGGGCGACACCCTTTGTCTGTCTGATTGCCGCCTCCGCTGACCGAGCGCAGCATCTGCTGGAGAACATCAAGGTCTGGCTGGAGACCAACGAACTGCTGGCCGAGGATTTTCCCGAAGTGACGTTCCCGATTCGGGCGTTGGAACGGATTACCAACCGCCAGCGCGGTCAAAAACATAACGGCACCCCCACCCGTATCGAATGGCTCAACGATAAGATCGTCCTACCGACGATTGACGGCAGCGCCGCCTCCGGCGTGGTGATCAGTTGCAGCGGTATGAAGGGTTCGGACATCCGCGGCCAAAACCACGCCCGCGCCGATGGCAAGGTCGTCCGTCCGCAGCTGGTGATGGTCGACGACCCGCAGACCACCGAATCGGCGTGGAGCCCGTCCCAATCGCAGCGCAGAGAGGCGATTTTGGCAGGCGATGTCTTGGGGATGGCCGGTCCCGGCAAGAAAATCTCCGGTTTAATGGCCTGTACCGTCATTCGTCCGGGGGATATGGCGGATAATATCCTCGACCGGGATAAACACCCCGAATGGCAAGGGGAACGCACGAAAATGGTCTATGCCTTCCCCACCAATGAAAAGCTCTGGGCGAAATACGCCGAACTCCGCGCCGAATCGCTGCGCAACGATGGGGATGGGTCGGAGGCGACAGAGTTTTACAAACAGAATCGCCAAGCCATGGATGCCGGAGCGATGGTCGCCTGGCCCCAGCGATTTAACAAAGATGAATTGAGCGCCATTCAGCACGCCATGAACCTCAAGTTCCGGGATGAGGCGGCCTTCTTTGCCGAGTACCAGAACGAGCCTCTCGTCGAAAAAGAAGGCGAAGGGATGCTGACCGCCGATGAGATTGTCCAGAAGCTCAATCGCCACGACAGAGCCATTGCGCCCCTGAACTGCACGGCGCTGACGTTGTTTATCGATGTCCAGCAAAAAGCCCTGTTCTGGATGCTGTGTGGCTGGGAGCCGGACTTTACCGGCTATGTCCTGGACTATGGCACCTGGCCCGACCAGAAACGTCAATTCTTTATGCTGCGGGATATTCGCCGAACCTTGGCGCACCAAAAGCCGGACGCCGGACTGGAAGGTGCGATTTATCACGGATTAGAACAGCTCTGCACGGAGCGGTTGGGACGGGTGTATAAGCGGGAAGATGGGCTGGATATGCGGATTGACCGGTGCCTGATCGACGCCAACTGGGGGCAATCGACCGATGTCGTCTATCAGTTTTGCCGCCAATCACGCTTTGCCGGGATTGTCCAGCCGTCGCACGGCAAGTACATCGGCGCTTCCAGCATCCCGTTTGCCGAGTACAAACGCAAAAAAGGCGACCACGTCGGCCTGCACTGGCGGATTCCGGGGATGGTGGGTAAACGCAGCGTCCGGCACGTGCTGATTGATACCAACTACTGGAAATCCTTTGTGCAGGCGAGGCTATCGGTGGCGATGGGCGATCCGGGGTGTTTGTCGCTGTACGGGCGGGATGAGACGACCCATCGGCTGTTGGCCGAGCATCTGACGGCCGAATACTGCGTCCGCACCGCCGCCAAAGACCGCGTGGTGGACGAATGGAAGCTCAAGGCTATCCGCCCCGACAACCACTGGCTGGACTGCCTGGTCGGTTGCGCGGTCGCCGCATCCGTGTGCGGGGTCAAACTGTTTGGAACACAATCAGCTGAGCAGGAGCCGCGACGGCGGTATAAACTGTCTGAACTTCAGAACAAGCGAAAGGAGATACGCGATGGACAATAAACAACCCCTGGTCTTATCCAAACTTCAACAGGCCGTTGCGATGGGGCTGGTCTGCAAGAACTGCGGATGTCGGCATCTGTACGTCTATCGGACGGTCAATCAGCTCCATAAAATCATCCGCTATCGCAAATGTCGAAACTGCGGAAATACGGTCACCTCCCTCGAACGGGTGTTGAATAAATAATTTTTACCAGATATGGCAGCAGGTCGCGACAATGCACTTGTAATCAAAAATCGAATCTGCTACGATCGCTTTTGTTCTATGACAAATTGAAATTGGGTTTGCGGTGTCGACCGGCCAGTTGACACTGCGACGCAAGGCAAAAATCAAGACGGCAGTGAGGTGCCTCACCACCTTGCTGCCGTCTTTTTTTGCGCCCATAGACAAGGCGCTTATGGGAATTGAAGACAAAATCAGCGAAGTCGCGCAAGGCCCGGCCAAGGCCAGCGGAGACGCCGGTGCGGTCGAGCAGCAGAACCTCAAAGACCTCATTGAGGCGGATAAATATCTGGCCCAGAAGAATGCCGCCAAAGTCAAGGGGCTGGGCATCAAACAGGTGCAACTGATTCCGCCGGGAACGATTTAGGCTTGAGGGGTGGGGCTTGAGGCTTGAGGTTAAAACGCTATTGCCCAAGCCCCACGCCCCACGCCCCACGCCCATAAAAACTATGCGTTGGTTTAAACGAAAAAAACAAGTTGCAGCCGAAGCCAAGCCCGTGATGCTGCGGGCACGTTACGATGCGGCTCAGCACACCTCCGAATACGCCCGCTACTGGCAGCACGCCGATGGATTGAGCGCCGCCGCTGCGATGACCCCGGACATCCGCCGCACGCTGCGCAATCGCGCCCGTTATGAGGTGGCCAATAACAGTTATGCCTTTGGCATTGTCGAGACGTTGGCCGATTACCTGATCGGCACCGGCCCGCGGCTTCAGTTGCGATTGGCCGATACCGTTTCCTGCAATCGCGCCGAGGCACAGTTTGAGGCGTGGGCCGAGGCCGTTCGACTGGCCGATAAGCTCAAGACGATGCGTCGCTCGTATGCCGTGGATGGCGAGGCATTTGCAATTTTAACCACCAATCCCGGCCTGAACAGCCCGGTCAAGTTGGATATCCAGCTGATTGAGGCCGACCGCGTGGAGACCCCGATTCAGCTGATGGGTGATGACCGGATTGCCGACGGGATTGAACACGATGCGTATGGCAACCCGGCATTTTATTACGTCCTCAAGGAGCATCCGGGGGATTTAAACGGCGTCAGCCAGGACTATTGGCGGGTGCCGGCCGACGCGATGCTCCACTGGTTCAAGCACACCCGACCCGGCCAGCGCCGCGGCATCAGTGAACTGACGCCGGCGCTGAATCTGTTTGCCCAGTTGCGGCGGTATTGTTTGGCGGTCATTGCCGCAGCAGAAACCGCCGCTGAGTTTGCGATGGTGATTTATACCCGCACCCCGCCCGGCGGTGATGCCGCCGAGTGTGAGCCGATGGATGCGGTCGAGCTGGATAGACGTCGGGCAACGGTTTTGCCGGAGGGCTGGGAACTCGGTCAGGTCAAGGCCGAACAGCCGACGACCGGCTATGCGGAGTTTGTCAAGCAGAAGCTCTTTGAGATTTGCCGCTGCTTTGGTATTCCGTTTGGGATCGCATTCGGCAATTTTGAAGGATTTAATTACTCGTCCGGCCGGCTGGACAACCAATGTTTTTATAAGAAAATCCGCAACGAACAGGCGGATTTGGCGCTGTCAGTCCTCAACCCCATTCTGCGGGCTTGGCTGTGGGAAGCGTCGCTGATGGAAGGGGTTTTGCCGCAGCCGTTGCGGACGGTTCAGGCCATCCCCCACGAGTGGTTCTTTGACGGCAACGAACACGTCGACCCGGTCAAAGAAGCCAACGCCCAGAAAATTCGCCTGCAATCGCACACCACCACACTGGCCACCGAGTACGCCCGTCAGGGTAAGGACTGGGAATCGGAACTGCATCAGCGCGCCAAGGAAAAACAACTGATGCGGGACTTGGGGCTTGAGGAGGTGGGGCTTGAGGAGGTGGGGCTTGAGGAGGTGGGGCTTGAGGAAGAAAAAGAACAGACGCTTATAGATCTTTCTTTGCCTGAAGACTCTTAATTAATCCAGACAGAACTTTTGCACAATGCTCATAACATGCAAATATCGCTTGATAGTCAGATTCAGTCAGATAGTTCAATTGTTGAGATAAATCAATGTAATAACCCAGTTCACGAAGGGAACCAAAAGCCATGTTTAGGAAATTGACATACTCCTTGTGGGTTTGCCGAGCACATCCTTCAACGATGTTTGCCGCAACCGAGACGGCACAACGGCGCATTTGCGAGGTCAGTCCGTAAACTTCCTCGCGTGGATACGATTGTGTGCGGCGATAGGTTTCCAAGACTAACGCATTGGCCAACTGAAACGCCTGTAAATTTCGATGGTCTCTCATGGAGAATAAGTATATGACAACGTCAGACAAAACGCAAGCCCCAAGTCCCACCCCCCAAGCCCTCTTTTTCGAATGTCCGCTTTCCATTGAGGCGGCGACCGATGATAAGGCCATCCCGCGGTTCTCGATGGTCGCCTATACGGGCGGGATGATGAAGGTGGCCGGATTTAGCCACCCCGTCGTGGTCGATTTGGAAGGTCTGTCCATCGACCGCCAGAACATCCCCATTCGGTTGGACCACAACCCCAAGCAAGGCGTCGGCCATACCGACCGTGTCGTGGTCGAAAACGGCCAGATTCTCGCCGAGGGGCTGATCTCCCGCGACACGTCCTGGGCCAAGGATGTGGCCAAAAGCGGCTCGCGCGGCTTTCCCTGGCAGGCCAGCATCGGAGCGGACATCCTATCAGCGGAGTTTATTCCCAACGGTTCTACGGTCACCGTCAACGGACGGACGTTTGACGGGCCGGTGTATGTGATTCGCAAATCCGTTCTTAAGGAGATTAGTTTCGTGGATAACGCAGCAGACACACAAACGACTGCAACGGTTGCCGCCGCGGTGGCGCAGCCGCAACATCAACCTTCTATAAAGGAATCCCCCATGGATGAAAAAACTGAAAAACCCGATGGGCTTGAGGCTGCAGGCGTGGGGCTTGAGCCGTCAAGTTCCGCGCCCCACGTCCCATCCCCCACGCCCCAAGACCCCATCCTAGCGATGCGTCAGCGCGCTGCGGATGAAGTCCGTCGCATTGCCGCCATCCGCACTGTCTGTGACGGCAAGCACCCCGACATCGAAGCCAAGGCGATTGCCGAAGGCTGGGACAGCACCCGCTGTGAACTGGAAGTGCTGCGGGCGGCACGTCCCTCGGCTCCGGCGGCGAAAGTCACCCGTCAGTCCAGCGATCCAAAGGTCTATGAGGCCGTCGCCTTAATGGCCGCCGGTGTGCCCGATGCGCGGATGCAGGCGTCGTATGACGCACAGACCCTGGACGCCGCCGAGCGGCTGCGCGGTATCGGCATTCAGGAATACTGCGAACGCATCAGCGGCGCTGCGCACTTCCCACGGTTCCGACGCGATGCTTCCGGCTGGCTGCAGGCGGCGTTCTCGACGATGTCCCTGCCGGGAATCCTGTCCAACGTCGCCAACAAGATGCTCTTGGAAGGCTACAACTACATCGAGGACGCCTGGCGCAAAATCTGCAAAATCGCCACCGTCAACGACTTCAAGGAGCACAGCCGCTACCGAATGACCGGCAGCTTTACCTTTGAAAAGGTCGGCGCTGACGGCGAACTCAAGCACGGCAAGCTGGGTGAGCAGACCTTTGGTCAAAAGGCCGACACCCACGGCATCATGTTCGCCTTGACCCGTCAGATGATCATCAATGACGATTTAGGTGCATTTGCCGACGTCCCGCGCTCGATTGGGATGGGCGCTGCCGAGGCGATTGCCGATGCGGTCTGGGGGCTCTTGCTCTCTAATCCCAACAACTTCTTTTCCGAAGCGCACAAGAACACCCTGGCCGGTGCCGATACCGTGCTGTCGGTGGACAGCTTGACGCTGGCGGAGATTTTGTTCAGCGAGCAGACCAAGCCCAACGGCCGGCCGCTGGGGATTGGCGCATCGATTCTGTTGGTGCCGACGGCGCTGAAGGTCGCGGCGCAGCTTTTGATGAGCTCGGTGCTCCTCAATGAGACGACCACGGCCAACAAGGGCAAGCCCGCCAACAACCCGCACGTCGGCAAGTTCGAGGTGGTCTCCAGTTCGTACCTGTCCAACACGTCCTTTACCGGAGCCAGTTCCAAGGCGTGGTACCTCTTGGCCGACCCGAATCGTCTGCCGGCGCTGGAGTTGGCGTTCCTCAATGGCGTTGACCGCCCCACCGTTGAAAAGACCGACGCCGACTTCAATACGCTCGGCATTCAGTTCCGCGGCTACATCGATTTTGGAGTGCGCGAACAGGATTGGCGTGCTTGCTTGAAGGTTAAAGGCGAGGCGTAAACAACGGATGCGGTCATTCGTAATGCGACCACATTCGGAGCACTTTGACAATTTTATCATCGACAAGGACTTGGTAAACCAACCGATGCTGGATGTTAATCCGTCGGGAATAAAACCCCGTTAAATCGCCGAGCAGTTTTTCATACGGCGGCGGTGTCTGAAACGGATTTTCTTTCAGAATCGCGAGCAGTTTCTCGGCATTGGGTCGAAGACCGGCAGCAGACAGCTTCTTGGCGTCTTTTAAGGCGTGTTTGGTAAAGACGACTGTGTAGCTCACCACTTGACGTCCTTGGAGCATTTGCTGACCGGGGTCTTGGCACCTTCCAGAATGCTCTGGGTCATGCCGGGAATGGATTGCAGGTAGAGCGTTTCCTGAATAGCTGCAAAGTCCGCTTCGGAAATCAGAATGCCCGAACCCTGTTCGCTGGTGATGCAAACCGGCTCGTGCGACTCCTGAACCTGACTGAGGAGCTTGTAAAGCTGCTTTCGAGCATTGGTGGCTGTTACGGTCGTCATGGGAACTGCCTTGTCATTAATTAAAGGATAAACCTTAAAAGCGTACGCTAAAGCGTACCAAATTGTTCTTAAAACGTCAAGACAAAATTTAACTCTTTATTAAGGAATAAGTTATGACAACTGCACGATTTATTCACGATGGTGATGCGATGGATTACACCCCTTCTGTCGCGATTAGCGCAGGCGATGTGGTCGTTCAGGGCGACCTGATCGGGATTGCCAAGCTCGACATCGCGGCCGGTCAGTTAGGGACGCTGGCGGTTACGGGCGTCTTTGACCTGCCCAAGCCAACCGGCGCAGGCACCGACATTGCCGCCGGCGCAAAGCTGTGGTGGAACGCCACCGACAGCCGTGTCGAAAAGACCGACGGCGCCGGCGCCCATAAGTATCTGGGCAAGGCCGTGCGGGCGGCGGCAACCACCGATGCGCTGGCGCGGGTGCGACTGGAACAATAACGGACTTGGGGCTTGGGGGGTGAGGCTTGGGGTTACAACGCCCTCCCTCAAGCCCCAAGCCTCAAGCCCAAACTGACTATGAACCTATTGAATCAAGGCATGGATTGGTTGGAACAGCAGATGCTGACCTCTTGCGCCAGCGCGGTCGAATACCGTCGAGGCACTGAGACACGGACGGTGGCCGCGGTGTTGGGTAAAACCGATGTGGAGGTCGAGGATGCATCGGGGCTGCGTGTGGGCAGCGTGGTATGGGATTTTCTGATTGCCGCGGCGGTACTGGGGTTTGAACCGGCCGTCGGCGATGTGATGGTCGTCAACGGCAAACAGTATGAAGTCCGAAACCTGTCCGGTCAGGGATGCTGGCGATGGACGGGACCAAATCAAAAGACCTATCGCATCCATACACAACAGATAGCGGGTTAGCTATTAGCTTGTAGCTATTAGCGGTAAGCGATTAAGAGCGTGCGTAGCACGAATTCCTTTACGGCTAAAAGCTAAATGCTAATCGCTAAATAGCTAAAAAGTCGGAGACTTTTATGACGTGTAACAATGAACAATACGAAAATGTCTGCAAGGACGAGTTTGGCCAGCTGCATGAAAAGCTCGACCGGATGGATGAAGCCATTCGCGGCAACGGCAAGCCGGGCATTCAAACCCGCCTGGATCGGCTTGAGCAGGATAAGCTGTCCCGCAGCAAGGTGCTGTGGTTTGTCATCGGCGCACTGACCACGATTGCCGGCTCGGTGACCACCACCCTGATTGTCAGGACACTCTTATGAGAATTGCTCTGGATATTGCTGATGCAGTCGCGGCCGAACTTTCGGCACTTCCGGTGACCGTTCAGCGGCGGGTGCTACCGGAGTATGAGCTGGCCGAACTGAAGACGACCGTGGTGACGGTCGTGCCCAAATCGGTCGCGATAACCAACCTCACCCGCTCGGCCACCGGCTATGAGGTGGCGGTGGACATCGGCATTCAGCAAAAGGTCGGCACCGACATCGACGCTGAGGTGCTGGCCGTGTCCGGTGTGGTCAGCGACATCGTGGACTATTTAAATCGTCGGATGCTGACGGTGTATCCA